TTAATTAATATTTAAAACGTTCTTCACTTTCTTTGGAACATTTTCTTCACTAACACTACTTGGTCCCTTAATTACAAATTTTTTTGATATATCAGCTTTAACTACTGCACCTGGTGTGAATGGTTTAGGATCTTTTCCTATCAAGTCAAATTTAATTTCTCTTGTTTTACCATTCTCTAATACAAAATTAAAGTTATATTCATAAGAATATGAATTCGGAAACTTTTTTCCACTATCACTTACCGTTTTTACTTTTTCCGGCACAGTTTTGGGCACAATGGCATACGCTGTATGCGATTGATAGTTATCCGTGTAGTATTTCCACCCAAATAAAAAAACTACCAATACGACTACTAACGAAATAATTTTATCAACATTACTCATATAAAATCCCCCGATTAAAGCTTTAAACACGAATATAATAATAACATATAAAAATTGAAGCATTTACAAAACCTATCTATTTGTAAGCATAAAAGCCCCCTAGCGTTCACTAGGAGGCTTTCACTGTATTCAGCTACAGCATTCAAATCGAGGAATGTATTCAATTTAACATAATTAACTAAATTCGTCTATTTTTATTGTACACATGTTACATAAAATACTGATATAGCGTAAATATAAATTACTTATAGTACATTTTATAATCTTATTCACCATAGCAAAAAAAGCCTGCTCAGCATTTAAACTGAACAGGCTTTTTCTAAAAGGTTTGCAATATAATGTTTAAAATCTTGGGGATGAAATAACCTTAACATTTTAAATTTAAATATTCAAATAAAACACATTCTATATTAATACTTGCTATTGTCATTAATGTGAATCTGCAATCTATCCAGAGGTTCACCTAGCATGCCCGCAAAACTATCATAACCAGCAACTGTACCATTGTCGGCACACGTTCCTAAGTAGTTAGCTCGTTGAGTTGTTTGTGAACGATAGTACGCTTGTTGGTAAGTTTCACCAGATGGAGTTGTGTAGTACATCTGAACTCCGTCAATCGTGTGTCCTTTAATTCCGGCAACTCCGTTAACCGTATCTTTCCTATTAGCTTTGTGCACCCATGGTAACCAACCGTCTTCTTTGGTATGAACCCGATACTTAATAGAACCGTGGTTAACCTTGATGTAAAGCAAATCATGTACACTATTTGGAACGCCAGCAAAACCATTTGAACCAGAGCCAAAGTCTTTAACTGGATTCAACCACTTCTTACCTTTTTGATGTAAAGCATAAGTTACGTGGACATCCTTCTTGTTAGTTGGCTTAGTTGGTTTATTCGGTTTACTTGGAGTCGGAGTTTGGCCATTGTAACCATTCTTCGTAATCCCTGTTAAATCAACGTTACCATCTAGTCCGCCAGCCTTATAAGTTGAAGTAAATTGCCAAATAGCTACTCCGTTCATTGATGGAAAATAATTATATAGCGGTTTACTTCTAACTTGGTAATCTGCATATCCTGCAATCCATAAACTTTTATTGCCAAATTCTTTTACGATTTCTTGGTAATTTACGTGTGCTAAAGTGTAAGGCTTGTAAGAGTAATACATTGGTGTGTACCCAGCCGCTTTGATCCGTCGTATACCATAGATAATCGCCTTAGTATTACGTTCAATATTATTACTAGCACCATCTTCATAATCCAATGCCACAATAGAACCTTTTGGTGTTTTTACTTTTGGTAGGTAATAGTCCAACATGTTTTTAGCGTTATATTGATTGTTACCAATTCCATACCATAAATAGGTATGCATTCGTAATCCTTGCGCCCTACCGTTGCTAACTTGAGTATTGTAAGTGGCTTGGTCAATTAAAGTTCCGCCGTAACTACCGCCTAATTGAGCAATGCTAAATTCATCGGACTTATAAGCCTTAGCTGGATAGTAACCTTGAAATTTAGACCAGTCCGTACCTTGACTGCGGGTTGATGCTTGAGTTGTAGACGATACCATTACAAGCCCAATAAAAAAAGCCATTGCAATTGCAACGACCCAACTTAGTTTATTTAGTTTTTTCATGTGGTCCTCCTTTTTGGTTACTAACGGTAGTTACATCGCTAACCACTCCCAACATTCCTAGAATCGTTAATACTGTGTTAATAATGCCTACAATCCCACTCCAATTGACCGGATAAGTAAATCCAAAAACTACCATTACTTGTTGAATTAATACAATCCCTAGACTAATCAATCCGGCCAGTAGTTTACCATCATGCCAATTAATATTCCTCATATTAGTTCACCTTCCTACTTTCTAAAACATCAACACGTCCTTCAACCTTACTAACCCGCTCGTTAATTTTTTCGTGTTTCTCAGCTTCACTATCCTTCAAAATTGATATTTCAGTTTTAACATTTTCAAGTGGTGTTTTTACATTATCTTTTAAGATTTTATTTAGGGCGCTAATAACTACACCAGCAATAGCTACGATCGTTCCCCATTCAGTGATTGTGAATCCAAAAATAGTGTGCAAATTCAACCCATCTTCTTTCTTTTAAATCGTTAGATTATTTATTCGGTGCCTTTAGCAGAACCCGATTCTAGGTTGTCAGTTAAATTATCGGCTATATCTTGAAAATCATTCCTATCTTTTCGTACATCTGACTTGTTACTTTCGTATAAATCTTTGTCCGTAATTTGCATTGATACAGTTGTATAAGACAGCCCTGTGGAAACCACCGTAGAAAATGTAGCTACTTGTTTTCCATCAACTGTTGATTCTCCATTTAAAGCAATACTTTGTGTTGTTGTTAATGACATAATTAAGTTCCTCCTAAATTTTTGTAATAAAAAAACCGTCTATTTAAATTTAGACAGTTCGTTGATTAATTGTTTTATATGTTGCAACTTCAATTTCTAATTGGCTGATTCTCTCATTACGATCATTACTTAATTGGGATAAAACTCGATTAGTTCTTCCCAGTTGTGCAATCTTGTTATTTAACTCGGTAACTTTTTCTTCATTTGAATTGTTAGCTGGTTCCGTTTCTTCAATTACTTCCTTAATTTCTTACTCATCTTTGTTTCCTCCTAAATTTTTAATAATTTGAGTTGCTACAATGTTTTTTAAATCTGCATAATTTGTAGTGAAAAATTCATCTTCGCTCATCATGATGAATCCTTCTAAGTGTGAACTATCTGAAAAGGTTCCAGAATAGCCAATCTTACGTAAATTAATTCCAGTTCCCTTATCATTACTATTTGCAATTGTAATGTTAGTTATTTGAAAATCGTTCATCAATTTTTCCCTCCAATTTACTAATTCTTAATTCGTACTCATTAACTTTATTGTTTAGTCTTCTAATCACTGATAAGAGTGGAAGCCATGCTCTATCATATTGGATACCCTCTATTTCATTATCCTTACCATAATTGATAAACATATCTAAACCAGCGTCTCTTAATTGTTCAGCAATAAGCCCATAATATTCATCAATTGAAGATTTTTCTCTTTCTTCTCCTGTGCTTAGTTGCTCTGCGTACAAATCTACAGCACGCTTATCGTTCCATGTTGCCAAGTGTACATTTAGCAATCTATCGCCCAGGGTTGTTTCAATTTCAGGATTTTTAATGTTGTACTTATATTTTGAAGCAGAAGTGGTTCTCACAAGATGACCATTTTCTGTGATGTGAATATCAGGTGAGGCACTCGATGTGGAACTATAAATAAAATCACTCAATACAGCTTCATTTCCAGCATAGGAACCAACCTGTAATCCGTAATGACTACCATTGCTGTCAATTTGTAGACGCAACTCCCCCTCGCTTGGTCCAATATACTTAGCAAACACACTAGGGGTTTGAACTTGAGAAACTTGAAGAATATTACCTAAATAACTAGCAATACCATTTCTTGATGTGTAGTAATAACCTGTTGGATCTATATAGGTACGTTCTGCAACATCGGTATTATTTTGTTTGAATAAATCTAGTTTAATATAGCCAGGAGCAACTTCTGTCCATTGGGAGTTATCAATTCCAGCTTGGAAGGTGTAATTATCATTCATACCGCCCCATTGGCCTCCGGTATATGTTTGCATACGTCCCTCAGACTGTAGAACACCATGGTTAAAGGTCAATGTTCCTTTATTCTTCTTTGGCAAGAACATAGAAGTTGCTTGTGTGTAATCAAAATCTTCGGTAAATGTTCCATTCAATCCTAGGTTGAGTTTTGGGGTAGTCAACGTACTTGTATTCAAATTGACAGACGTTAAGGTCTTGGTATTAATACCATTGGCAATTAAATCATTAACATTAATCTTGTTAGCAGTAATACTACCAGCAACAATCTTATTACCATTTAGATTTGATATCTTAGCATCGTTGATAGCAGCGTTCGCAATCTTAGCATTATTAATCGCACCATCTGCAATTTGTGCCGTATTAATTGCAGCATTGGCAATCTTAGCAGTGTCAATACTTGCATCTAAAAGACTTGTTTTACCACTAAAAACAATTTTATTAGCGTCTAATAAAATTGTGTCGTTATTAATATTGATTTGTGATGAAGTTCCATTAGCGTTTGAAACCTTTAAATTAATATTGTTAATCGAAGCCGTAATAGAAGCTTGGTTGACCATATCAGATTTAAAAGGTTGTGCTGTTGCTCCGATATTAACCATTGGTTGGTTAACCATTGCATGTGTTGGCACGCCATAAGCGAACGCTTGAATAGCTACATATTTTGCGTTTGCCACAGGTGTTAGACCTTCAACCTTTACCAAGTGCCACTGTTCTTTACTTTCTGTTGCAGTTTTTGACCATGTGGCTTTAATATCATTCTCAATTCGTTTTTTATTAGCATCAAAAAAAGCTAAAACAACATAAACATGTCCATTTGGTTTTGCTCCGCCATCGCCGTACACTTTAACCATCATTGAAGCGCTATAAACATTGTTTGTAGTGTCTGTATTATTATCAACTGGTAGTGGTTGTGGATCTGATTGTGCAAACATTACCCAACCCATTTCTTTCGATGTGTTTACACCAATAGAGTGTCTACCCTGATATGAAGATGCTGGAACACCTGAAACATATCCTGTCTCATTAGATGCATTACCACTCTTAGTCCACCCCGCAGGAAAACCATTTGCCATTTGTTCAAACGTTGCATTATATACAAGGTTTTTACTGCCTACTGTGCTAGCTAAAATTTGAACCGCATCTGATGTTTGGTTAATTTGAGTAGTTAAACTGCTAACTTTATTTGTTACGTCAGTTTGAACACCTTTAATAGCAACATCAATTTGAGAGGTCACATCACTAGAATTAGCTTTCAGTTTAATTGCATTATTAATCTGATCAATTTCAGTACTAGTTGCTAAATCTTCTGGGGCGGGAGACCAATCAGTAGCTTTAGTTGCTATTTCTAATTTTGGGTGTCCTACTTTTATAGAATCAGCAGTAATCCCCTGTATATATACACCACCCAACGCCCCATTGCCATCGTTTATGCTGGTAATTGTTTTTTTGGTTAAATCATACGTGTTATTAATCGCTCGATACTTAAATGATTTTCCTATATCAGATTTTGTAAGATTCTTCCAAACACCAACATAGACAGTAGAGTTATCACTTGCGTGAAAGCTTGCTTCATAACCAACTCGTGTATACCCAGAATCGGCAATTGTTTTCAAATTATTAATTTCAATATCAACTGAAACAGTAATTTTTTTACCAGAATATTCATTAGGTTCTACTGAACTAAGTACATTTTTCTGTCCACTGGTTATATAGAAATCACTATTTAAAATATAATTTCTTCCACCTACATTAATATTATTGACCGCATTAGTAACCGTTTGACTGATTAAGTCAGCTGTTTGAGTTTTATCACTTTGATACTGATCATTAGAAACTTTCTGGTCAATCAAATTATTTAATGTTGTAATTTGTGTTTGACTAGCTAAATCCTCTGGTGCTGGTGACCAATCAGTTGCTTTATTACCCTTTTCGAGTTTTGTTAAAGATATCCAAGCTGTACCCGATTGACCGCTATTAAAACCAATATAGATATTAGTGTTATAAACATCGGCTGGCGTTTTAAACTTCCAGACCGCTTTATGGTCACTAACAACTTGTTTGATAAACGGATCTCCTGTCCCACTACCATGTTGTAAAGTGATTGGATCTGAACCATCATTAAAAAGTTGCAATACATATTCTGTACTTGGCTCTACCGGAACATTATCCTGCGCAATACCAAACTGTTTGTTTTTATCAGCTTCTGTGTTAACAATTTTAGCTAAATAGATAGCTTGTCTGGGCCAATCACCGCCACCACCAGTTGGATTAATCTCTACCGTACTTGTTCCCATACCTTGCGGACACCAATTACGCCAACATTCATCTTGTCATCGAATTTACTATTCTTAAGGAGGTTAGTAGCGCCAATATCCATATTGTTGACTGTACTAATCACTTCTTGGTAACCATTATTCAAAGTATTGAATTGAGCTGTAGTTGAAGTTGATAAATTAGTAACCTTGGAATCAACTACCGTGATATTATCTAAAGCTTGTTGAGCACTATTTTTAGCATCGGTAATCTCACCATCAAACTTTGTGGTAGCTTCATTTAATTGGTCAATACTAGACTGAGCTTTCTGTTGAGCAGTAGCTGCGTCTGCTTTTGCTTGAGTGGCATCTGCTTTTGCTTGATCAGCTGATGCTTTAGCTTCTTCACCGGCTTCTTGTGCTTTCTCGCCGGCTTCCTTTGCATCATCTCCAGCTTTTCTAGCATCATCTGCTACTTGTTGAACCATATTTACAAATGCTTGAGAGGCATTTTTATCTGCTGTAGCAAAAGCTGTAAATACACTATCCAAAGCGTCTCTGTCTACAGTTGAAGTTCTATTCATTTCTTTGAACAATGGAGTTACAAAATCCGTCAAATTACTCATAGCAGTTTCTAATTCTGCTGTTGGTAAATCGACGGATTTTAGTTGTTCGATATCAATGTTATAAAGCTCAACATCTTTATCATATTCTTGTTTTAATTTTAATTTTTCGCTAGGGGTAAGCTTGTTATCACTATTAATGTCATTTACATTTCCCACTACTTCGTTTGCTGTATCTTGTGCATTTTCACCAATACGAGTGCTATCGTCAATACTTATACTGCCTTGTCCAATCGAACTCATGCTACGTTGTCCTCCTCTCCACTAGTATCTTTGTCGATATAGTTCTTTTTATCACCACTATCATCACGTACATTTAAACGAGTTTTAAAAAGTGTTCTGTGTAAGTAATTAACATCATGTTCTGTTGTCAACATGGCAAAACCTTGTAGTACATATGGACCTTCTTTATCGTGGTAGTAACCGATTGTTTCAGGTTCAAAATAGTTCTCTACCCATTTGTCGCCAAACGTTTCAATCAAGTTTTCACGATGAAAAACTTCTGATTCAGTAACTACATTAATACAACTAAGAATTCGTGGGTCTTTCTTATTCACGTCACCAGAATTAATGAACATGTAAGGAAAATGGATATCGTTAGATTGCATGGTGTTAAAGTTGGGCTCCATACTAGCCACAGGATTAAATCCAAATTGTTGGATTTTAAAACTATAAATAGGATTCCATTTACCAGCAAGCAAATCATCAACTCTTAATACTTCTACCGGTCCACTAGCCATTACAGATAAAACCCAACCTTGTTCGAAATCACAAGCAATTCGTCTAAACCAATGTCCATCTAATACTGGCATTTTAGCGATAACCTCTACTCCGTTATCTTGGTTTACAACCGCATTAGGTACCCATTTAAACCTACCTAAGGAAATATTGCCACCTGCCGTATTGGTCGATAAGGTCCATATCTCTGGAACCCCATTAACAAGACGGGCTCCGAAACTACTACCATGACCGCCACCCTGTACGACCATAGAATCAACATAAGTCCCATCTAATTTAAAACGATGATATTTAGTATCATCTGCATTAGAACGGTTACCTTGTCCTTTTGTGCCCTCTGTATATGCAACTGAAGTAACTAGCATTTGGTTAACTTCATCGTACCATTGGTACTGGAATGCACCTGCAATGGCGTCACCCCAATGATCTTTTGGTAAATCCATCCGTTTTTTGTCGAAAAAAAGAGAGTTATCAATACTGATTGATAACTCTGCTTCGGTTTTTAAGTAGTCTCCTTCAATGGTGCAGGTAATATTACCTACGTCACCATCATCAAGAGTTACCTGATAACCATCATCTTTATGTTTTTCTTCCCAAACTAAGTCATGAACACCAGTTACGGTATTAGTTTTAGTCCAGATAAAGGCTGATTTACTCAGGTAACTAGTTAAATTGGTACCGTCTACAAACACTCTAGCAATGATTGTTTTACTGCTATCTTCCTTGCTCCAGCTCTTTCCAGTTGGTGTAATTAACTGTACAGATGCCGTCTTTGTACCATTACGTAGATCATTAATCAATTCTCTAACATTGTTATTAATATCATTCTGTATTTGTTGAATAATACTAGGAGTTATAACCTGTAAGGTTACAAACTCACCTACGATAACTTTATTTTGGTTAGGGTCAGCCTGTGAGATTGTTCGCTGAATTACACGGCTCTTCACACCTGCTTCTGGTACCATTTTCGGGTCTAAAATTCGAATTGTATCGCCCAATCCAGCCGTAAAATTATTACTTAAAGTAATCTCATAATTAATACGTGGGTGATTAAACTTTGGTAGAACTTGAGTTTTAGCCCAATCCTTTAAAGAACTCAAATTAGCGATAGTACTTGATTGTACCGTACCTTCTAGGAACTTAGCACCATCAATATTTAAAACGCCAGATGAATACAAATTATTAGCTTCCTCATCTTCTACATATCCTTTCCCGCCGTTAACGGATTCAATTCCTGTACCGTTAACATTGTAAGGATACAAACGGGTGATTAAATTTGCATCCGTTGTTTTGCGCTTCATATCAATTAAATCATCACCAAAACGAACTGTACGGCCTTCGTCAACTCCCAATTCATTAACAAAGTCGATTCTTTTTTCAACAATTTGACCAGCACTATTAAAAAGTACATAAGCATCAATCTCACAATTGAAAGCCTTACAAATGTTTTGTAATTGTGATTGAGCATTATCCATACCACTAATCGTAACGCCTAAAGCGTCTCCCGAATAATCAATTTCACCTGGTACCCAGCCTGTTCCCTCTAAAAGAGCTCCTACAACTTGCTTTAAATAAACATCTCCAGCACCATCATGCCAACTCGGATCGTCATTATTCCATGCATTAGTTTTTGTATGAAGCATGTCCCAAATAGATAGATTAACACCAATAGCACTCTTGTAATGGACGCCACTTGTCGTAAATCCATCATCAATATCAGTCAACCTCATAACATACCACCGATTATTAGTTGGGTCTTGATAAGCAAGAGAACTTCCAATTACTATTTTATCTGTATCTGGGTATCCATAAGGAATGTTAATAGAATTTAGAGTATGGTTCCAATTTTTTTGGTTAGTTTGACTTGCACCAACGTTGTAACTAACAGGGACATCTGCTGGTGTGATATCGGCATCTTGGTCAGCAATTTGAACGCTTACCTCGTCACCCCAAAAAGGGGTTCCACCCTCATTAGAAAGTGAACCAACTCTTTCAAGGTTTCTATCTAAAATAACATACAAAATTTATCAATCCTTTCTATAAATAAGTTGGTCGGTAAGTCATCTCAATGTCGACCTCTTTTGGGTCTACATTAAATCCGATCACCTCCGATTGACCACCCCAAAGTGAGGGATATGTTGAGCCTAATGAAACTCTTTTTTCTAGAGAATCAACCGACCCGCCATGAATTAAAGTGGTCTCGTTACGTTCACAATCAATAATAACGGTATCACCCGCGTGAACTACTGGGTGAGGTTCGTTTCCGTTACCATCATCTAGAATTTCCTTTACAAAATAACTTGTAATAGAATTCCAGCCATAATTGTATTTTTTATTAACTTTTCCAGTCTCTGGGTTAACCTTGTCTTCAGTAATATTAGTTTTCTTTGCGTGCCATGCAATTGTAGCAAGGTCAAAATCTTGGTCTTTTTTTAGATTGATAACCCTGTTATTAAAAATGTAATCACCTTTTTTACCGTTTTTGCCATTGCATTTCCACAAAGTTACCCAAACTTTTAAACCAATTTTCCTAATTCTGCATTGGATAAATCCACTATTAAAAAAAGATGTGTTATTAAAGTTTTCAATATTTACGTTAGATTGGTAGTAACTAACATCCGTTTTAGCTTTACCTTTACCACCTTTAGTATTCTTGGTAGAAGCCTTACCTTGCTTTACAATTGTTACGTGGTCAGTGTAGTTTTTCTTATTTTCCCAGTCTTTGTAGCCTTTATAGACTTGAATAGCATTACCTTCAGGCCCAATTTGAATTTCCCCTCGGGTCGCTCTTCCCTGTGAAGCATCTTGCATGAATACTCTAAAAATACATTTGCCGTTTGAATCAATTCCGTATACCTCATTACCTGAAATGGCACGGCTGTAATTCTTTACATGGTTAATTCTGAAATCTGTTTCAAAGTTTTTAACTGCTCTTGGCAACCCTTGGTGCATAATCAATGGACCATACATTTTTCCGTCTGTATGTTTTAGAGGATCACCATAGTCGTACATTGTGCTAGTGTTATTTGGTCGACGTGTTACAGAAATAGAATTGTCATTACTCATTACAGAGCCATCAATCACCCCATTAATTCCAAAATTAATCTGTGAGGTGTCTGTAATGTTTGTCCAGGTCGTAAGACCGTTACAAGGGTCACTAACCAGTACAGGTTCCTTATCAACAATTGTATTTCCTTCTTCGTCAGCCACCTGATCATAACCAACATCAACGTATTTTGTGGAATCTGAACCATAAGCAACACCGATTTCTTCCATGTCCTTTTTTGGAGTAATTCTAAATATTGGATAAATTTCACCAGTTCCTTCTGGAGTATATTCGAACATGCTATCCGTAATTTTAACGGTAACTGGGTCTTTATAACCTTTGGGATCATCCGCAGTAAAAGTTAGAGTTAATTGTGAATCGTTGGTTCCAACTGAAATTTGTGTAGCTTCTGGTAAAGCAGTAAACGTTCCATAATAAGTTACGTCTGGCATAGTTCCAAAACGCATCGGAAATGAAACACCTTGTTCTGCTCTGCGCGTAAATGCTCGTGTGATGTTAATTAGCGTTTCCATGTGTTCTTCATCAGATGAGGTTTGGAACGAAACTGGAATTTGCCAAGTCTTCGCACCATAAGCGTTACCTTGTGGTATTTCTCCATAACGCCCAGGAACTGGTTGTGAGCTATGAGTTATCGTAGTGCCAGTCGGCCAGTTAATATGACCAACAACCAACCCTAAATCTTCATAAGCTCTGATTCCATCAAATTCAAATGAATGTTTTGCTAAAGGCAATTCTTCTGCCATATTAAATTAGTCCTTTCCCTAAGTTACTTAGATAATTTACTTTGTCTGTCTCTCTCTTATTAGCATTGTGAATGCTTTGGTCAGTAAGCGCGGTATTGTAGACAGCCTGAACGACTTCGTCAAGCTTACCAATGGTATCTTTTAATAGTGCTTTAATTTCTGTTAAATCATGTGAACCTGTTAAGTAGTTGCCTCCGTTCGCTAGCCTATCTGGGTTGTTTTTAGCCATATGCACAACGGTTTCACCTAATAACTGGTTAGCTCTATCAGAACGCGTCATAGATAGTGGGATAGCCATTTCAGGGCCTGCTTCACCAAAGATAGATGGAGTATTAGCAATACCACCATTAGCATAGCCATGTCCGTTACCAAGAAAACTCAATCCGCTACCATACCGATGTTTTGCGTAGTTTAAGCCAGCTAAAATATTGTCATATCCATTCCAGATATTATTATGTCCAGGTAAATGATAAGCTTTAAAAGTCGGTGGCTTAACTTGCATCAATCCTTCTGCGTGTCCGTCTGATAAACCGTCAGTACCGCCCATAGCTTTAGGGTTACCACCAGATTCAGTATTTATTTGACGTAACACTCGACTAACCATACTTGTACTGGTTGAAAGTCCAAGCTTACTCAATGCACTTTTAACATCAGATTTCCAACTTAATAGTATTAAAAGCCTGACTAACTGCTCCGTGAGTCACTTCTCCCCAAAAGGTACCAGAAAAAACTTGCTTAAAAACTGAGTGAGTTTCTTTTCCTTCTTTTTTTAATCCACTAAACGATTTACTCAACCGTTGAATAGGAGACGGGTTTAACTCTTTGATTGATTTATCAAACTTAGAAACAGAAGATTTAGACTCTGCCATAGAAGTTTTTAGTTTTTCTACAGCTATTCTCTGTTTGTTGATAGCACTTGCACTACCGTTATTCTTTTCTAAGTCTTTAAGGAGTGCTTCTTCTTTCTCCAAAGCTTTACTAGTATCATCAATAGACTTACGAGCGTTGTCTCGTTTCTCTTTAAGGGCCTGTTCATGCTTACCTTCGGCTTCTAAACGGTCTGATATAGCTTTTGATAACGAGTTACGTTGACGCATAGATGAATTAAGGCTGTTGATACCACTTTCTTCACGTTTTAAAGCTTCATGAGCGCGTTGTTGTTGTGCTTCCATGGACTTTAAGGCTGTGGTAGCTTTATCTAAGTCAGTACCGTATTTTACAGCCGTCTTAGCGCCATCTTGAGTGGTCTGGTCTAAACCTTTCATCTTCTCTTGGAGAACTTCTATACGCTTTCGTTCAGCTTCTATAGATTTTCCAAGACCTTCGTACTTGGCTTCACTAGCTTTCAGATAATCACCACTAGATTTTAGTTGTGCTTCTTGAGCCTTCCAAGCCGATGTAGAGCCTTTAACAGCTTTGGTCAAAGAGTTAATACTGTTAGAAGCCTTAAGAGTTTCCAAGGCAACGGCAGTACTCATAATTGAATCAACTTTGCTTGCCATATATTTTTATCCTCCTTTCTTTAAGAATTTTGTTTATAGATTTCCATTGAATCCACCATTTGGTCCTCTGGTGCTTTAGCATTTATTACTTCTAAAAACTCAAAATAATCTTGTCCGTCTATATCTTTTGGCAATAGATGATATTCCGTCAGCATTTGTTTATAAAAGTAATTGATATCATCAATGGAACGCTCTTTTTTAAAAATCTCTATTCGGATTTGTCGGAGTCGTTCTCTTCTGCTAAAGGGTCTTCTAAATCTTTTTGTTCTGCTTTCATACCTTCACGAAGTTTTTGAATATCTTTATCAGTAGCACCTTGGAAACGCGCAGTAGCTTCACCAATTGCAAACGATAATTCCTCTGGGTCTAGCTCTTCTTCTGCCTTTTCAATCTGTTTATCACTTAGCTTTAAGAAGTTTTTGAAGAAATGTTCAATTTCACTCAATAATTGTGCCTCATGTTCAAGTTGTTCAATTTCAGTCATATCGTCTGAGTGATCATCTTGCAATTTAAGCAAAGTCAATTGAATTGAGTTAATCAATTTTGTGTTTGCTACACTTTGAGCAACTTTGACAGCCTTCTTCATGCCTAATTCTTTAATTTTGATGTTTACAATTTTCATAGCTTTGTTTTCTCCTTAAATTAAAAACCCGCCCCTTACGGTATTGTTTACTTTCTCAGGCGAGTTATAGTTATTTATTCAGCTTTTAATAGCGCCCCGTTTACTTCAGGGGTAACCGTAACCCCTGCCAGGGCTATGGTTTTGACGCTGGGTCTACGTAACCTGCAAATACTTGTTGCTTCATCTTAGTTTCATCGAATGCTTTTGAAACATCAGAATACATAGCGAGTGCTTCTCCATCAAACTCTGGTGTAGACAATGCTTGATAAGTTAAAGCATCGGTTGCCATTGTTTCAGCGTTAGTGTCTGTTCCATTGTTGATAGAAGCTTGTGTCATTGTTCCATTACCAAAACCATAGAACACGCGATACATGCGATCAATTGATTGGCTCTCGACAAGTAAAGCAACTGAAGGGTGTTTACCAGATTCAATCCAAGCTCCTGTATCTGGGTCTTGCTTACGTCCAACAATTTTTTGTGTCACTTCAAATGGAAGTTTATTAAAATCTAGTGCTACTTGTGGCGATCCCTTTGGTGTTGAAACAAATACACCAACATTATTACCATATTGAATGGTACCGGCTTCTTGAATATTCGTAATATTAGCTGTTTTAGTACCCCACATTTGGGTAGTAATTGGTAGCAACCCATTTTCTGATAAACCATCTTCTCCTGTAAGAATTTTCCCTGTTTCAGAGTCTTTGAGTGCTAGTGTTACTAGCTTTAAACCTACTGTAGCCATTAATAACTACCTCCTATATAATTTTTTTGAGTAAAATAAAAGACCTTGACTAGTTGTTTAGTGTCAGGGTCTGCATAAATTGGTTTTGAATCGTCTATTTTCCAACCGTTCTTTAAAAACAGTTGCATAATTTTAATGTCGTTTTTTTGAATTGAATCTTTGAATTGATCCTTGAAGAATATTTGTACCTGAACAGCATTCTCAATTCCATTAAACACGTTATTACCATATTGAATTGGTTCTTCTCTGATCGGAGTCACCAACGCAATAGTTCTATTGGTATCATCTTGAGCGCTCTTCGGCAAATAATTAACGTAGCATTCAGAGAGCCAATCGTAGTTAGCTTGATCAAGAATATTCTTAACCTCTAGTACGGAATTATCCATCATTAAACCTCCCTGTGCTTATTAATAATCTTCTGATACTCCTCCTTTTCAGCCTCTAGAACCTTTGGCATTACTCGTTCTCTAAGTTTCGTGATGAAATGGTCACCAACATAGTACTTAGTGCCATCATTTAACCGCCTAGCATTGCTAGCGTGGTAGTGATCGAATCCAACAATACTAGTCCCATCTTTGATGTTGTCAATATTGGTTCCTTTCATCACAACTGAATCTGCCATGTGTCCAAAAACTTTATCATCATGTCCAGAATAGTGTTTCTCACGTGTCTCACGTTCTAGTTCTTTCTTAAAAACCTTAGCACCAGCTTTAGTTATCTTAGCTTTATCATTGGTAGACATGCCTGTAGATATCTTTTTAACCTGCTTAAGCCACTGTTCCATAAAATCAACGTAATTGATGTTAAGCACCTGCCTTTTTAACTTTCTTAAGAGTAATGAAGTCATAGGCAAACGTTTGGTTAGTATCGTCTGTGCTGATTGAGACAATATTATAAAGTTCATCACGATATTCAGCGTTGTAAGTTTCATTAATCTTAGGATTATGACGAATAGCTACGATAATAGTATCTTCTAGTTCTGTCTTCATAATTTGATACTGCTGGTTAAGTGTTCTAATTCGTGGAGCACACCACAGACTTAATTCGGGTATAAGTTTCGGAACATAAAAGTTACCAGATTTATCTAATTTATCTTTTGTTTTTCCAAAAGTAATTCTACGGTTAAAATCAGATGGTTTAAGTTTCATTGTTGCCATCATCATCACTGCCCTTCTTCATGTCTATAGCAACCTTAGTTGATAAGTGAACAATTACCATCTGAAATCCTTTAGATGTTCCATTAGTTAACTCACGGTCGTAATACATCGACGTAGCTAGGTTTTTGGTAGCCAAGTCAAATAATTTTGGATACTTCGTTTCAAGTTGTTCAGTTGTTAGATCATCAGTTACGCTATGAGTAACAATTTCCTTAGCAGAATCAATTAAACCTTGAACTGTTTTAGTTTCTATGTCGTCTGTATCAATATGGAGCTCGTTTATCAACTCGGAAGCTGTAACCGCCATTTGAAATCACCTTCTTTATTCAGCATTTGTAACTGTAACCGCACATGATGCAGTAAAACCGCCATCAGCAGTAGTTCCAGTTATATTAGCTGTTCCTTCTTTTAAAGCTTTTACGGTTCCATCAATTCCGAATGTAACAACCTCTTCATTATCAGATGTAGCCGTAATATCTTTGTTAGTGGCATTTTCCGGAGCAACTGTTGCCGTAATTATCTTAGTTTCTCCTACTTTCATTGTTGCCGTTTTTTGTGAAAGTGTAATTCCAGTAACTGGTACTGTTGCAGTTAATACTGTAAATGCTGGAACATCCACTTTATCAGACGTATTTGTTCCATCTGTGTAAGCAAGTTGATAATCGCCCTTAGCAACCTCCTTACCACCTTCTAAACCAGTGATTTCTACTTGTTTAGTTCCAACGTCACCAGTGGCAACCTTCGCACCAGACTTATCGTAAACCACTAGCGATTGTTTACTTCTATCTGCCATTATTCAAGACATCTCCTTTATCAATCTGCACTTAGTAAAGCCCCCGTTTCAGTAGGGACGATGTTAGCCCCATTAGGGGCATCTATTTTGACGCTTCACCAGCGCCGACTGTAATAAAGTAACCAGCGTTTGAATCAGCAACTTCAACGTCGAAACGCATTACTAGTCCCAGATATTGACCGTATACTTCGTTCTTTTCCCAAGTGATTTGAGTATCCACACGATTGATATACAAAATTGATCGCTTTAAATCGCCAACCCAAATGTGGCTTTCACCCACTTTACCTAGTAATTCGTCATTAACTATAACAACTTGCTTACCAAACAAAGTAATTCCAGAGGCAGCAGTAATACTTTCCTGTAATAGGTAACGTCCTTCTTTATCCTTCAATGTATCAAGCACTTGATAAGCTGATTGTGAAACAACGATTGATTTTTCATAAGCAGGGTCTAGATCAACATTAAGCACATGCTTTAAATCGTCAGTTAATGTATCTGCCGTGGAACTCTTAGCATTGAATGTAATTAACTTGTCACCGATTGCTTTGTTAAGTGTATTTAAACGTTGTTCACCAGCGTTACGTTGAATAATTGGCATTAAAGGTACTTTTGTGTCTTGGAGTGATTCTTCTGAAATAGGAATAGCTCCACGATAAGTTGCAATTTTCCAATCTACTTCATCAAATTCAGGCTTAGCTAAAGCTGGATTTTCTTTAAGTTCTTCCACTGAATTCATCACAGCAGTGGCACGTTTTAAAATTGGATAAGTACCAGAAGCAGTCGTAGCAGGCGTCTTAGTAACTAGTTTAGACAAATCATAAACCGAATTAACCTCTGCTTCGGGATTGTAAATAATTTCTTCTGGAACCATTAATCCAATATCACCAGTCACCAAACCAGTGTCTCGAACAGTGCCACGAGAACGGATGTAGCTTTCAATTGAGCGTGATTGATTTCCTTCTTTTTGTTTTTCTGTTAAGTTTGTAGCCATTGTTTTACCACCTTTTTCTTCTTTTTGTTTTTTTGCACTAGGTTCATCCTCGGCGACATAGTCATCGTCTGGGTTATCATCAATTTCTTCATCCCTTTTTTCTGGGTCTTGCTTAGTATTTTCAGGCTCATCTTTGGATTTATCCGCTGGTTTATCCGTTTTATCTTTTGGGTTTCCCTCAGGATCACTCTTAGATTCGTCCTTATCTAAATCATTCAAAGCACGGAGCTTAACATTAAGTCCTTCAATATCCTTCTTTAGATTTCTTACCTCATTCATTTTGTTTTCAATATTTTCTGTAGAACTATCCTCGGCACCCAATAAATCTCTAGTTTCAGAGATCAAACTTTTAAGTTGCCCTGTCTTATCCCGTAATTGCTGTTCTAATTTTTCTTTATTCAAATTAAAAAACCTCCATTTCTGTTAAATCTAAAAAGAGACGCGCCTTTTCTCGACGTGTCTCTTCATTAACTTTCTTTAATCCACGACTAACAGCAACGCTAGTCTCTGTGTAAGCGGGTAATGGTGTAATACTTATCTCGGTCAATTCTTCAATTTGTAAGATTGTGTGAACTAATTGACCATTTTCATCTCTATTCCAAGAATCATCTTTAATAGTAAATCCAAAAGAGCAACCTTCTAAATTTCCATTTTTGATATTAGTGTAAACATCTCTTCCCAGAGTTGTATCTGGAATATCCAGCGTAAATTTAAGCCCGTAATCATCAACCTTCAAAACTAAAGTATCAGCTGATACTCTACCTAAAACGTTGGATAAATCGTGACTATAAAGAGCTAATACATTACTCATATCAACGCCATCAAACATGTTGGGGTCACAATATTCAATAAAGCCTAAATCTTCGCTTGGTTGATTAAACACACAAGCGTAACCAGTAACCTGTCCAATAGCAGATGTACTATCATCATTGCTTAAGTCCCGTAAATGCCAATCTTTATTTAAAATACTTCGAACATCATTTTTCGAAGTCATCATCTATCACCCCCCTTCGTTGAAGAAGGTTAATTACTTGTTCACCACTCAAAACAGGAGCTTTTCCACTCGCAAACTTAGCTATCATATCGGCATATTTAGAACCTGTTGGGTCTACAATAGGGTCTAGGTCTGCTTTAACAGGAATCTTAAACTTCTGTTCTAACTCGCTTACAAACGGTTTAATGTAGCGATTAAAGCTACTAATAAACATGCTTGTAGACTGATCTAATGAACTTTGCTGGTCGCCTTGACCATTTAAATAATTTTCTGGAATTCCAAATACCTTACTAACTTGCGCTCTAGTCCAATCTACATTATTCAGATATTCAGCTGTCTTAGCGTCAATAGTTGGCATAGCTTCAACGGTAGCTGATTGATCTAATACAACTGGCTTACCTTGATTTGCACCAGAATACTGTTCTTGAAAGCTATCTCTAATAGTTTCTTTAGATTCTTTACTCAATTGAGCTTCCGGTACCGAAATAGCTAAACTAGGTGCAATGAAGTTTTTAAGCGTATTAACTGATAATCTACTAGATAGAGATTGAAAAGATAGTTCGTTAATTAGCGCCTGTAGTGGTGATGTTCCAACGTATTGGTAAAGTGAATTACCGGTAACAAAGATACGAAAATGTAACATATCATCAGATCGAATAACTTCACTATTACGTTCATCGTTGTAAGACACCTGATAAGTTAAATCACCATTGTTATCACCAAGAATGACTTGAACGTTTGCGTATGGAATTTCTTCAAGTTCTACTGGTATCCCTTTTTTTCTACGAATCGCTACATACGCATTACCAGTAAGCAACATTTGATTAATAACCGACGTCCAGAATCCATAAGAATTAATTTTGTCATTTGGATGGTTAAATACATCATTAAATGGGTTGTCCATCACATAATTAATGCTCGCTAATTGAGAACTAATTAAACTGATAACTGAAAAGATATCAGAGTTCTTAATAGCCGTATCAGCATTCACAACTGGTTCAGGTATAATTGCATTACCTGTAACTGTAAACGGCATATAACCGCTTGGTAAGCTTTGTGAGCGAGTGTTTAAACGAGGAAATGGATTAATTGCCATGCATTACTCGCCTCCCTTCCTGCTTGCTGTAACCCAACTAAGATAGATTAGAGATAAGCCTAGGGCTATCAATCCAACGTATTTGCAAAATAAAAACCCTGCTACAGTAAACGTAGCCAGAGCCATAATCATTAATATTAAACTGATGTTTGCTAGTATTAATTGTCCGAACCATCTAATTCGTTTCAATTTTCCACCTCCTAAAAACTAAAGTCGTTCATAAAGTAATCGTTAATTTCATCTGTTGTTTTATTGTCCCAAATGGACTTAGTTTTAACGTTACTTAATCCGTCAAAGTAATACATTGCTTCAAAAAAAGCGTCAATTAAGGCGTCCACTGCATCAATCTTGCTGGTACGCTTGTCTTTATTAATCTTGATACCATTATTTTCTTCAAATAATAATGCATTTTTAAGTGAGTATTGCAAAATTCCGTCATTTAACATAGTGATACGTTCTTGATGCAATTCATCACGGAAAAACCGAGTTGGCTCGTTAAGGCTTCTTACCCCTTGGTGGACTGGAATACAAACCCAGTCCGTATTTTTAATAATTCTTCCAGTCATTGAAGTTTCATGGTAATAGTCATAACAGAATGCTTTTACTTGAAGATTATGTGTCTCGACGTAATCTAGTAACCAGTTGCATACCTCATCATCTTCAACAATGCCATAGATATTTTCAGTAATCCTGCCAAAGCCTTTTTCAACTTCTGCACGATAATTAATTCCATCTTGATGTTCTTTAATATTGATATCATTGTTAGAATTCCTAAGTGGAATAAACGAGAATTGCTCGACATGGAACTTACCTACTCCGTTTCCTTCATAAGGATATACAAAAGCGATTGCGTTATCATCACTGAATTGTCCTTTATCATATCCGATGTAGACCGTTCTACCATCAATATTAAACCTCGGGATAACCGCCTTTTCTAAATCCTCAAGACTAACGTAAGAATTAACTTTAACCTGCAACCAGTTGTTTAAGTTACGATTTTGAAACTCATTAGCAATTCCAGAAGCTAGTGGATGAAGCGATAGTAAAGTAATAGACGGGATCTTTAGCATCATAATCAAATTTTTTCTTAAAAATAACATCCCCCGTTGGGGTCGAAAGGATCACCTTAAATTCTTTCGTACGAGCTGTATATATCATTTTTATAGCGTGGTATTTATTATCTTCGATAATTTTTGGTAAAGGCTGTACACTGTCTTTGTCAATGGTCCCTTGACCATTTTTATTAGTAGTTACCATCGCACCATATGGATCGGGAAAAGCATCATCAGCTTCACCCTGTAAGCGCCTGGTAGTGTTACCAAACTTAAACGATCTACCCACGTTATGCCATGTGTCAGCTTTCCATCCAAAAGCATTAGTCACTCCATAGATACCCAAATTCCCACCGCTTCTACCAATTTGGTTACGGGTTCCTTTGTAAAAAACGATCCCAATTCCGTCTGCGATTCCCTTTATAACTCTAAAAACATTCCTTACTTTCGTTTCTTTTCCTAAATTAATTGCACCATCAATTCTAAAATTGTGCCTAAGGTCTATTCCTCCTTTAAAAGTGATATTGCCACTTTGCCATGAACCTGTAGTAAGCTTTTGCTCACCGGTTATTGGATTGTAGTTACCTTTGGCACTCCCGTTCTGATTAAAATAATCTTTAAAATTATCTTTGTTTACATACACATTATCCTGTAAATCTGTTTTATCATTTGGTTTCACTTTAATTTCACTGTTTATAAAATTTATATTTTTAATAGTACCTTGATTTTCATGGATTTTCTTAGGAGTTATTAGAGCTCTGTTCTTCACTTTTGTATTTTTTAGTGACCAATCGTCCTTAATAGTTTTTGGATCGACAATCCGATTTTGATTTTTTTTAAGTAGCCTTGAAGCTTGGTTACTATCTGCTCTTTTATTAGTATCATTGGATTTTGATGCCTGACTATGAGTCTCTGTTTTTACATCAACACCCACTTCCTTAGTGGTTTTACCATTCTTAGTTAGCTCTAATAACTGATTTGTTTTTAAAGAATTAGCATTTTTATAAGTATTCACTTTTCCAATCTCGGAAGCCTGAGCTACATCTGCATGCTGTAGATAACTAATACCAAGCCCTAACATAGCTAAATTGATCAATGTTAAGATCCTCTTAGGTTCGAGACATGGACAATATTTCTTTTTATTGAACGATTTACCAAACTTTGCAGTCAATCTAAGTCACTCCAATTTAATTTTAAATTTAAAAACATTATTCATTACTAATCGCATTATTCTAAACAAATGCATCTATGGCTATCCTCCCCTCATTAAAGGTTTAAAATTTCATAATGTGCTTCTAATTTTAATTTAGGGTATTAACTGATTGTAACTATATTTCTTTTTAGGATATTATGGCCCTTAAACGGGACATATTTTTTATATCTAAAGATTATCTGCCTAATTTAACTGGGGGGATTAGTATGGAATATGTTCTTTTCTTTTTATTTTTCTAAAAAACGACCGTGCAGGCATTAAAAATTAGTCTACACGGTCGTTTTAAATGATTATTTTTGATTTTTAACATTATAATTTTGCAATGGCATTTTTAAAAATCCTTTTTTGCTCCTCCATTTGTAGTACATCTAAAATAAAATATAATTTGTTAAATTCTTTGTTATACTCTATTTCAGAATAGCCTTCTAATTTTTTTCTGATACCCTTAAAAAAAGTAACAAAATCCTTTCATACACGTGCTCTTCTTTCACTTGAAACTCTTCTAGTTTTGAAATATAGTATAGCGCCAAAGTTGGTTTCTGCTGGTATAAAAGAGAGATAATGGCGTTACTTAAAAGTCTAAACCCTTCAACTACTTGTGGGTTAAGATCATCCAATTCATGGACATGCTTTAATGCATTACTCAATAGGATGCTCAAAGTTTCTGGTTCAATATAAAATAGAGAATTATTGAACAAAATGATTTCATATCTCGTCCAAGAAGACGTGTTAATTAAGTATCGATATAAAATATTCTGGTTCATATCCAGTTTATAGTGATTTAAACGAGCAATCAAAATCTCACAAAGTCCGATTAAATGCTGATATTCAGTGTTATGAATTTTTGAATATTCACTTTCCAAAATTTTAATAATTCCTTTTAAAGCATTAGCATCACGCTTGTTAAAAAATTTTTTAATTCTGGATAGGTAAATATTTATATCTTTAGGTACGTATCCCCTATCAATATATTCAAGCTCAGTTAAAGTTACGTGTAAACGTTTCAGTAGCTCGATGAAGTAATGGCTGTGAATGTCGGCTTTTCCAGCAGCAAAACGATTATAGCTGGATTTAGACATATTATCCCGGATGAGATCATTAACTGTTAAATTTTTTTCTTTTCTAATTTTTGCAATTGTCTTACTCAAAACCAT